TCTTCGAGGACTGAATCATGGCTAAAGTAGACAATAAACGGAAGGGCATAATTGTTGTGGACGGGTTTTCTATCCCTCCCGGCATCCATCAGATCCCCAAGGCTCTTCTGAGTCATTGGTATTTGGCGGCCTTTGTCGACACCGAGCAGTTGACCATTGTCGACGATTCGGATGACAAAGCAGTTGAGGAAGGCCCTCTCCCCAACAGCGGCGTGAAAGAGCCAAATTATGCCCTGGATGATGCGGGTAACAGAATCCAGGCGACCGACGATGCAGGCGAGTTTCTTTTCGACGATGAGTCGGGCGAACCGCTTTATCTGTTGGCCGAAGAATAAAACCCGACAAGCAGGAGTTTGATCATGGCGTTTGACATAGCAGCATTCCGTGCCGCTTTCCCGGAATTTAGCGATTTAGTTAAATATCCGGACGCCATGGTCACTTTTTGGGCGGAAGTCGGCGAAAAAAGCCTGATCGAATGCAGATGGCAAGACTTATACACATATGGGTTGCAATTGTTCGTTGCCCATAACCTCGCCATTGCAGCACAGAATGCAGCAGCGGGCGCAAGCGGCGGCACCCCCGGAAACGTGTCGGGACCGCGCCAATCGAAAAAAGTAGGATCGGCATCCGTGACTTATGACACCGGAGCCACAAACATGAAAGACGCCGGACTGTGGAACGCCACGTCTTACGGCAAACAATTTCTGTTCACGTCGCGTATGATCGGGGCGGGAGCCTTGCAGGTATGAAAGGCGTAAAAGTGACGAAAGATCGCACGACCGAAATCATGCGCAGCCTACGTGCCTTGGCGTCGACGCAAGTCCTTGTTGGCGTCCCGTCCGACCGCGATGAACGCAAGGGCGAGCAGCCCATCAACAACGCACAGATTGCGTATCTGATGGAGAACGGCAGCGCTGTAGCCAACATCCCTGCGCGCCCGGTGCTTATTCCCGGCGTAGAGGCTGTTGCTGACAAGTGTGCCGATATCATCGCCAAGGGCGCTGCTGATTCGATTCTTGGTGGCCAGAGCGAGTACATCAAGTCGCTGAATAAGGCGGGTCTGATAGCCCAGGCCAGTGTGCGCGGTACGCTGACAGCCGGCGAAGGATTCGCACCTTTGGCTGAATCGACGCTGAAAGCAAGGGAACGCAAAGGATTCAAAGGCACCAAGCCACTCTTGGTGACTGGCCAACTCCGCAACTCATACACATACGTGGTGCGCAAACGTGGCTGACATCGATATCACAGAACTGCTGTCGGACCCGGACTTTACGGATCAGTTGCAGCTGATTAAGCGCACCGAGACTATTGGCGATGACGGACGCACAATTCTGGCCGAAGCCGCAAGCACGATAACCGTTGTTGTCCAGGCGCCGGAAGCATCGATCCTGATCAGATATCCGGACTTGGCTGAGTATAACTCCAAAGTCTGTATTTGGTATCGTGGTGAATTGTCTGTTGCCGGCGAAGGCACGTATGCTGATATGATCGTTTGGCGCAACCGGCGCTGGCAAGCTTGGAGAATCGTCGAAGACTATATGAATTGGGGCGCCGGTTGGACGATGGCGATCTTTGTTGCGGAGGAAACTGTTGATGGCTAATACCAGCGCCACGGGCGGCTACCTTCTGTCGACGCAAACTCCCGTCGACGACGAGGCGCTTGAAAATTTCATACAGACTGTAATCGTCGGCGTGACTGGTCTTCCCGGCAGTATGGTTAGGCCGGCATTCCAGCCGAATCCGCCTAAGCGGCCAAACATCGGCACCGACTGGTGCGGGTTTTCGGTAAGCAGCGATAAGGTCGAAGCCGGGTATGCATACAACGAATTGAGGGAAGACGGCCTGGAGCAAAAGCAACAACGTCACGAAGATGTTGTGGTCCGGTGCAGCTTCTACGGCCCCAACTGCGGGCGGTACTCCGGAGCTTTCCGGGACGGCTTGGAGATACCTCAGAACCGGGAACAGCTATTTTTGGTCGGCATGAAGTACGCCTACTCCGGAGCGATCACGAAGACCGGCGAGCTGGTAGACGAAAAATGGTACAGAAGGGCAGATATAACAGCCACCTTTAGAAGGCAGCTGGACAGAACGTTTGCAGTGTTGTCATTTGTTGCTGCGAACGGAACCATTAACACCGAAACTATGTCTATTGGATGGGCCACGCGCCCGGAGGAGTAAAACCATGTCTCAGGGTCTTTCTGTTGGTCGTCTCATTCGTGCGACCGTAAACTTATCGCCTCTTGCAGCCCAGCGCCGTGGTTTCGGTACTTTGCTAGTGGCTGGCGATTCCGATGTACTGAATGTCGGCCAGTATGGCTCGTACGCTACACTGGAATCATTCGCAGCAGCTTTCGGCGTCAATGCTCCGGAATATGCACAGGCAGCAGCATATTTCGGCCAGACCCCGCGCCCGCAAACGATCATGGCAGCCCGTTGGGCGCGTACCGATCTGCCGGGTAAGTTGGTTGGCGGAATCTTGAACGCCACTGAGCAGCTGTTGGCAACATGGACCGCTATTGTCGCCGGCAGTTTTAAAATTGCTGTTGATGGCGCAGCCGGCATCGACATCACGGCGCTGGATTTCTCGGCGGCCATCAACTTGAACGGTGTCGCAGCCATCATCGATGCGGGTTTTGTCGGCGGCACCGTGGTGTGGACTGGCGAGCGCTTTGTGTTTACCAGTGCAACATCAGGCGAAACTTCGTCAGTCAGTTTCTTGACTGCCGCTGCAGCCGGAACCGACATCAGCGTTATGCTCAAAGGTACGGCTGCTCTGGCCAATCCTTTGGTACCTGGGTATGATGCCGAAGCTCCAGTAGAGGCGGCTGTGCGGTTCTCTAACCAATCCGCTGTTTGGTTCGGCTTGGCATTCGGCGCTTCTGTTATGCCGACCGATTCCCAAGCAATCGCTGTTGCGGGCCTTATCGAAGGTCTGGACTTGGAGCGCATGTACGGCGTTACGATCACAAACACCAATGTGCTCGATGCGGAAGTAACCAATGATCTGGCCAGCGAGCTGAAAGCACTCGGCTACAAACGCACATGCGTACAGTATAGCCCGAACGTCGCTGCTATTTCGTCGTTGTTTGGACGTGCGTTCTCGGTCAACTTCAACGCCAACCGGTCGACGATCACGCTGATGTACAAAACGCAACCCGGTATCGTTGCGGAGTTCATCGACGAGACGCAAGCCAACACGCTGAAAGCCAAAAACTGCAACGTGTTCGTCAACTACGTCAACGATACTGCCATCATCCAATACGGTGTTGTGTGCTCGGGCGCATATTTCGACGAGATTCATGGCCTGTCTTGGTTCAAGGATGCGGTGCAGAATGCGGAGTATAACTTGCTGTATCAAAGCAAGACCAAAATCCCGCAGACCGACCCCGGCCAGAACCAACTAATTGCAACGGCAGCAGCCGCGTGCGATGAAGCTGTCAATAACGGCTTAGTAGCTCCCGGCCAATGGAACTCGGACGGTTTCGGCCAGCTGTCCCGTGGCGATTATCTGAAGACCGGGTACTACATCTTCACGACGCCGCTTGCTCTGCAAGACCAGTCGATTCGCGAGACTCGTACTGCTCCGCCGCTCCAAATAGCCATCAAGCTGGCCGGGGCTTTCCAAGAATTGGATGTAATCATCGACGTCAACCGCTAAGGCGGGGATCGTTAGAAATAAACCGCTAAGGAGCGAACCATGTCCACATACTCTTTCTTAGATTGTAACGCCGGTATTGTCGGTCCCGGCGGCGCTATCAACCTTGCTGCCGATGCCGGCGCGGCAGAAGAGGGCATAACTATCGTCCCTCTCGAAGACAAAAACATAATGCAGATCGGTGCTGGTGGCCAGGGTCAGCATTCCTTGGTAGCGGGCGAAGCCAGCACCGTTACCGTTAACCTCCTGAAAACCAGCCCGGTTAACGCACTGCTGATGGCGATGTACAATTACCAGACCAGCTCCAGCGTGCTTCACGGCAAGAACACGGTTTCCATTACCGATCTAGGGCGTGGCGATCTGATTATCCTTTCAAAGGTGGCATTCAAGAAAGCGCCGGACCTTGCATACTCCAAGGAAGCCGGTATGAATGCCTGGGTGTTTGACGCCATCTTCACTAACCGCATTCTTGGTGTCGGGACTCCTGAATTATGAGCGAATTCAACTGTGGCCGATACACGTACCGTGCGGGCGTCATCGACGCCCGCGCACAGTTCCACATAGTGCGCCGTATGGCACCATTTCTGAAAGGAATGGTGCCGGTGATTTCGTCCTTGGAAAAGGCCGGCGCATTCAAAAAAGGCGGCATCGATAAAGGCGTTGCTGCATCCAGCCAAGAAGAAGTGATGAAGGCTTTCCCGGCGATCGCCGATGTCCTCGCCAGCATGACAGATGAAGATGCCGATTACGTGATTTTCGGCCTGTTGGCCGTTGTCACCCGCAAACAAGATCAGGGCTTGGGGTGGGCGCCGGTGTCGACCAGCAAGTCATTGATGTTTAACGACATCACGATGCCGGAAATGCTGACACTTGCTGGCCGCGTCTTGGTCGCAAATCTCGGCAGTTTTTTCAACGTGCTCAACTCAATTTCGAGCCAAGCAGGCCTGAAACCAAGCGACCAGTAGTTTGGGTTGAGCTGCCGAGCGGAGAAGACTGGTTGTGGCGTCCGGTAGTGGCTGGAATGTGTAAGTACGAGAGTGTCATCGACGGCACTCTCTCT